ATGAAAATACTGCTGGGGCTATTGCACACGAAAACCTAAGAAAGCCTAAGATAATTGCAGTTCTGAAAACACTTGCAGAAAGAATACCAGATGATAAGTTAATTGAAGTCCATTTAGAAGGATTACAAGCTGGTAAACATATTTATAAAAACAATAATGAATCTGGTGAAATAGAAGATATGGGAGTAGAACCAGATTATGCAGTTCGTCATAAATACCTTGATAGTGCTTACAAATTAAAAGGTGCATACGAAGCAGACGAAAACAAAAGTCTAAATGTACTAATGCCTATTCTTGTTAGATTTTTAAATGTAAAAGAAGATGATAAAGAAATACTATGAACTATGGACTATGTAAACAATTGAAAGATGCGGGGTTCAATCAACAAGAACCAGGAGAATACTTATATCCTGATTATCCTTATATGGTTAGAGAAGATGTAAGTGCTAAAATTCCCACCCTCTCTGAACTTATAGAATCTTGTCAACATTTTCCGCATCAATTTTCTCTTTATGGTCGTGATTTTGATAGATGGGAAGCAACACTGATACCCATTCAAATATTTGGAAGTAATATGTTATCCAATAAAACTGAGTACGGCTCAACCCCCGAAGAAGCAGTAGCTAATTTGTACCTCGCACTAAAACAAAATGATACAACCAGTGACGATAGACATACCAATAGAATACAAGAGATTATTTGACAGAGATTGGCGTGAGGCAGCAGTCTATGGTGGAAGATACTCTTTAAAATCTCACACAGTAGCAAGGGTTCTTTTGATTAGAGCAAGAGAGGGTAAGATACGAGTAGGTTGCTTTCGTGAATTTCAAAACTCTATTGCAGAAAGTTCTCACCAATTGCTCTGTGATTTGATTAAGCTATACAACCTTAATGACTTTGAAATAACAGATAAGGAAATTAGAAATAGAGTTACTGGCTCTGACTTCATATTCAAAGGATTATGGAACAACGAGCAATCAATCAAATCTATTGAAGGTATTGACATAGCTTGGGTAGAAGAAGCCCAAACTATTACCAAGACAAGTCTTGAAGTATTGACACCTACAATTCGTAAAGAAAACTCACAGATTATTTACACTTATAATAGACTAACTGTGAGCGACCCAGTGCATACTAGATTAGTTGAAGAAGGTAGACCGAATACTCTGATAATAAATGTAAACTATGACATAGCGGAGAAATACGGATTTCTACCTGATGTTATTAGAGCTGAAATTGCAGATGATAAGTTAAAGCGTCCTATTCTCTATAAACAGAAATGGCTAGGCGAACCGTATGTAAGTCCTAACGATTTACTTTCAATGTTGCAACTAACCAAGTGTTTAACATCTGAAGTAAATGTACAAGAGGGTAGAGTGATTATAGGAATGGATACAGGGCACGACATTTACTACACGCTAATGAACAAGCAAGGAGTGTTCTATCCCGGATATTGTCAAAGTCCTCAAGAAGTTAACCAAGTTGGTTATGACCCCTATGATGAGATAGATAAACTACTAGCGACTAACAAGCATTGGATTCTAGTATCAGACCAAGGAGGCGACTTGATAGGAATTAGAAAACTACAAACTAAATATCGTGGCAGAGTATTCCTTGTATGGTTTGTAAAAGAAACAAAAGACAAAAGACTCATTCGTTGGGGAGAGAACGAAGAAGCTGGCAAGGTATTAGTAGACAGAAACAGAACTATACAACTCGCAGTAGATGAGATAAACGAACAGAGAATAGCGTTCAATGGAACTAGAGAAGATTGGCAACCTTTCTTTGAACATTGCTTAAATATCTATCGTATAAAAGAAATAACAGGAGATGAGAACGACCCACAGTATGGCTGGCGTTGGGTGTGGAAACGTAAGGGAGCCGACCATTGGTTTATGAGTATGATTTACGCAATGGTAGGTATGGATAAATTCGGGGCAGAGATTGCTATCATTCATAAAGGTGGCTTCTTAAAAGAAATACCAAGAGCAGGTCAAGGTTCTATTACCACTGTTGAGCCATTAGCATTTGGAGATTTTAACCAAGCAAATATATAATGCCAGACCCACAAATAACAATCTTCTTAACAACACCAGAGGCAGAACTCTTTAAAAGTTACCAGCAATTTCATGCAACCTTTGCGTTACTTGTGAAACAAGGCGTGTTTGATATTAAGGCGGGAAGTGCGGTCTTGCACTTTGACTCTAATGGTTTTATACAGAAGATAGAGCGACACGATAATCTGTTTGATGCACGACAAAAGATATCCACTTCTTGATATTTGCACTAGCTATTGACAAGTATTATACTTAGTGAATTATAAAAGAAGTCTAACCTCACAACAACGAGCGGACACCCCAAACAGGTGTCGGTTTTTATTTATATGGCAACAAGTAAAAGTAAAGCATTAAAAAAACAAGGATATGATAAACCTGCTTTGCGAACGATAACTACAGCAAAACATAAGGTTGAACAATTTGATTTAGGAAACGGAAAGTGGGCACCGAATAAAAGATGGAACTTAAAAACAGGTAAAAGAGAACTTTAAATAAACTATGCCCCCAGACCCTTTTATCACAAACGTATTAGGAGTAGCCGACTTGATAGATAATCCTACTAATAAGCTACTAGAAAATCTCCATGATAACGAGGGAGTAATTTCTGATGAGATAGACGAATTAGAGCTAGATATGACGGATCAAGAGCTTTTAAACCTTAAAAAGGATTATGAAGCAAAATACGCGCCATATGAAGGTAAAATCACACCTAGACAGAAACAAAACAAAGCATATCTACAAGGCACACAGATACAGAGTGGACTAGGTATTAAGACAGTTCCTAGTAACCTACTCTTTGAAGCCACAGCTACATTCGTCCCTCAAGCATTAGCCAAGAACCCTGAACCTGTCGTCTTTTCAGACAACACAGAAGAAGGCAAGCTAGCCTCCAACGATGTGAAGACAGTATTACAGTTCTTGGCAATGACTCTAGGGTTAAGAAAGAAACTAGGACTTATGGTATGGCATTGGGGCATCTACTTTACAGCTGTAATGAAATATGGCTGGGATGCTGAAACTAATCAAATCTCTTGTGAAGTAAGAAAACCCGCTAACTTTCTACTAGACCCTGACGGCTATGTAGACGAGTTCGGTGACTTCAAAGGCTGGACTGGTGAAAGAATACAAAGCACAGCACAGGAACTTAAAGACCTATACCCCAAAGTAAAGTTTGAAGAGGAAATGAAAATGGGAACAACTGTTGTCCGCACAGAATGGTGGACTGATAAGTTTAGTTTCACTACTTACAAAGAACAAATACTAGACAAGCATAAAAATGAGTTCTTCAACTACGAAGAAGGTAAGACCAATCACTTTGCTGTGCCTAAAAAACCCTATACATTTCTTTCAGTCTTTTCACTTCAAGAACAACCTCACGACTTTACTAACCTAATAGAACAAAACGTAGCCAACCAAGACAGAATAAACTTCCGAGACAAACAGATAGAAAAGAATCTCGCTCATAGCAACAACGCTATCTTAATGGACGATGCACATTTTACTTCTGAGACAGCTCATCAAGGAGCAGACGCAATAGAGCAAGGCGACCCTATTCTTGCCCCTAAAGGAACAGTAGAAAGACTACCAGCAAATCCTCTACCACAAGGTGTACTAGACAGTCAAAATATAGATAAAGAAACCCTAAGAAGTATTTATGGAACACAGGGATTGACAGCTAATACCAAGCCAGACCAGAGAGTACGAAACAATATAATGAACGAGCAACACGATAGTTCTCGTATCGGAGGAGGTATGGGAGATAGCCTTGAAACAGTTGCCTCGTCTTTCTTCAACTGGATGCTTCAATGTACTTACAAATTCTATGATGAGAAACATTACGCTGCAATAATGGGACAGGCGGCAGCTGTAGAATATGTTGGTTTGATGATGGTAGGTCATCAAAGAATGTATGTAGTTTCAGTTCAACCAGATAGTATGTCTCCAAAAGATGAAATATCTGAACAGAACATGGCTATTGAAAGATGGAGTAGTGAAGCAATAGAACCTATTGGACTTATGAAAGCATTGAATGACCCAGACCCAATAAATTCGGCAAAAAGATTAACAATGTGGATTACTAACAAACAACTTTATATGCAAACTTACTTCCCTGAATTAGGACAACCACAAGACGGAGCTAATGCAGAAAATCCGCCTGACCAAATAAATCCGATACAAGGAGGTCAAGAAGCAGAACCATTATCAGCCCCGCCAGCCTCGTCAGCTTTGAGCCAAGTGCCCATAAATGCGGGAGTAGCAAGTCCAAAAATATGAGTGATTTACCACAAGAAGAAGTAGCAGGTTTAGATAGTAATGGTTTGCCTGAACAGTCGCAACAGAGCAAAGAAGCAGAGAGAGGATTACCAAATGGAAGCTAAATAATATGAACCAAGAGTATAGAGAAAGAGTAAAGAGACACCGAGAAGCAGGCGGAGACGAAAAGTATGTAAATGTTAAAAGAAAAGCAGATGCTAGACACTCTAAAGCTAAAGCATTACAAGTTATGAAAGATTCTCACCCCAAATTACATAGTGCTTATGAGGGGCTAATGGGATTAAGTATAAGAAAGAAATAATATGTCAAAAGAACAAGAGATGAAAGGAATGAGATACACAGGTAAAACTAAATCTAACGGCACAAGTATGAAAGCCGACAACGATGTATCAGAGAAAGAAGCCAACGGAAAGAAGAGTTTTAAGTCAAAAGGTAAAGCGTTAAAGAAGTGTTGTAAATAATAAGTCGTGACTTTCTCTCGGAACTAGTCGTTAAAGAAGTTCCTGCGTAAATTATCATAACCATAGGCTTTCCTGATTGTGCCTGAAACAACTTGCAATTATATGGAAAAAGATGAAAAGAGTGCAGTAGCAGATTTCTTAGGAGAGTTCGGTAATAAAGGTGTTCCAAAAGACCCTTTCAACGATGCTCCCAAAGACCCATTTGCTAACGAAGGAGTGAGTGAACAAGTTGAAGAGCAAAGAGAAGAAAAACCTTTACCTTTCAACAAAGACCCTAAGGTTCAGAAGTTCATTGAGAAACAAATTTCTCGCAGACTAGCAGACTTTACACCAGAGGTTAGGGAAACGACACAAGCCCCTGACACACGAGTAGATGATGTCCTTACAAGACTTATAGGCAATGATACACCTGAAAAGGTATCAATGATTAAAGAGTTTAAGGAAATCTTATCGGAAGGCACACAGAAAGCTAAAGCCGAAGCAATAGCAGAGCTAGAGTCTAGGCAGAACGCAGAAGTAGAAGCTGACCGAGAAGCAGAGGAAGAACTTGAAAGTGCATTTGATAACATTGAAGAAACCTTTGATGTAGACATCACTTCCAACAATCCTGTTGCAAAGAAAACTCGTCAAGAATTTGTGTCATTCGTAGAGAAGATAGCCCCGAAAGACCGAAATGGAGATATAGTAGATTACCCTGATATGAGTTCCGCTTGGGAAACATTCAGTGAAATGAGGAAGTCTACTGCAACTCCGTCTCGTGCTAAAGAGTTAGCTTCTCGTTCTATGGCTAGAAGTGCGGAAACTGGAACGGCACAACCAATACCAGTAAACAAACATTCGTTTGAACGCACTGATAACTTCATAGAATCATTATCAAAATAGATTATTAGCTTAATATTAAAAATATATGCCCCCAGGAATTTCGCTACAAACAACTACAGCAATTTATTTGGCACCCGATTGGGTAGACCAAGTGTTACGAGACAATTTCTTCTTCGGAGAAATTCTCGGCAATACAAAGAAATTTGAAGGAGGTCAAATGACCTTCGGTATCAAATACCAGAAAGGAGTTGCATCAGTAGCCTTCAATGGTTTTGACCAACTTCCTACAACTCAGCAACCAGTATCAGTATTGATGACATTTTATCCT